CAAAGAAAGCACTGTTATTAAAAGGCACTTTCCCACTTGTGGACTTGGGATTCGCGTAACGCATATATAGCTGATCCACATACATCGCGATATCTACATCAGTTACATTATCATTGGTTACAGTGTGATGAAAAACAATAGGGCTATAACTGGAATCTAACGCCCTATCAAGTCTCTCCACCATCTTCTCGTTAGTCCCAGTTCTATCGGCATATATCGAAGCCCTATTGGCGTCGGTGCCATACAGTACCCATGTGGGCCCAGAAATCGACATGGCGTCATTCGGAGTTTGATATTTATCATAAAAAGGATTTCCTTTATAAGTAGGACTGTTATCATTAACAAGGATATTTGCCGCTGGAAGATAAAACTTTGCTGCATACGTTTTAGTTCCTGAGCTTGTCCCTGCTGCTGTTTCGTTAAATTGTCTGCGATTTAAACCAGCGAGCTTCAGATTTGTATTAAAAGTCTGAGAAGAACATGAGAAAGAAATAGCTTTGGAGGCACCATGGCCCATTACCCCTTGGTCGCCGGTTCCATATTTTATTTCCGTACGCACTCGCTGGTAATTATAAGATTCACCTTTACTGTTTTTAACCGGCACATCGTTAAAATATATCCCTTTGCCCATATTTTCATTTAGATCTGCTCGATTAGAGAGGTGTATCAAATCTCCACGACGATCACAAAACCCCGCAATAGGACCTTCGGATATAAGATCAATCGTTTTGTAGATCCCCACTGACTCCAACTTATCAATAGAGTCATAACCCTCCTGATCAAACCCTTTAGTATCTACGTCCGTAATAAAAGGAAGTATATCTGGCCGGGTTAAACCCTTTACTTCATCATAAACCTCTTTGTTGTTTTTACGCCCTTTTGAAGTTGAGGCCGAATAAGTGGAAGCCTGATCGGTGTTCTCTCCGCCCCCTTCCTCTCCCCCCTCTTCTGCTTCTTTTTCGGGATCAGGCGCATTCTCGTCTGATCTATCATCAGGGACTAGAGGGAAAGTTACCACTACCTCTCCTTCCTCAGGGGCACCAGTGCCTGAGGTCCCTGTGTCTTCGTTGGGTTCCGGGAGTACTACCCCTCTCTCACCCCCCTCATCCACAACCTCAGTTATTTTTTCAGGAAGTTTCCCTTCCACACCCTCGTCCGCATTCCCGTCGCCGTCTCCGTTATTTGTCGCGCCAGCATAACCAGCCAATCCAGACGTACCGGCTGTACCGCCCTGTCCACCTTCAAAATAGTTGTCGTGATGAGACATATAAGTTTATTTACTTTTGTTAAATATGGCGGTTCCCTCCCCCCGTAGAACCCCCCGAATGAACGATTTCAGGGGGAGTATTTTCTATCGTTCCCCCCAGAAGATTAGCCAAGTCATTATGTTCCCATACATATTTGTCCACGTTAGTCAAACCTACCGAAATTACCGTACTCCCCACCTTGATCCTTCCATACCCCACAGGAACCACCTGTCCTTGCTGCGAAACGTTTTCAGGAGAAGAAAATATAAAAGAAGTGGTATTAACCGCCGCAGGATCATCTGTTTTTAAAAGTTTAGCTAACAACAAACTCAACCCAAAAGAAATAGCAGTGGAAATAATCGCAGATATAACAAATTCCAAAATTATAGCTGCTGTTCCCTTCACGCCAATAGCAGCAACAATAGCTCCCGCGACGGGTCCGCCTCCCGCTAACAAAGGAATGATTCTAACGTGTTTATTTTCAATGTTCTGAAACATAAACTTTTCAGCATCCACTCTCTCATCGTCAACGAAGATAGCCCAATACTGCTTGCGACGAGCATTAAAATAATTCCGCAGCTTGTTGGTGTTTGCCTCTATAGCATTAAACAGCTCCATAAAATTTCTAACCTTAAGTGTCCAAGAAGACCCTACAACTTCAGCTAAATGTCCTTCTATGGAAATTTCTGTCATATTATTTTCGCTGGGATTGCATGGGCCCTGTGGTAGCACCTCCTACATGAACGATTTCAGGGGGAGTATTGTCTATCGTTCCCCCCAGAAGATTAGCCAAGTCATTATGTTCCCATACGTACTTGTCTACATTAGTCAAACCTACCGAAATAACCTTGCTTCCTGCCAACAAACGCCCATACCCCACAGGCACCACTTGCCCTTGTTGAGCAACATTTTCAGGTCCCGAAAAAACATAACTGGTGGTTCCGGGGCCCCCTTCTGCCTCCTCATCTTCTGCTAATAGCATAGAAATTAAACTATAAATACCATAAATAATCAAAGCAACTGCTGCCACTATCACGATGGTAGCTATAACCCCCGCCGCAGCATAAGAGCCCCCAACGATGCCTATTTTCAATATCGCAGAAAAAACCGCATACCACGCAGTAACAAGTGCGCCTGCCAAAACGGGGATAACTAACAAGCTTTTCTTAATTTTTTTAAAAAAACATCCAGAACTTTCTAGGGGGACCCCATCCGCTACCAACACATAACCTTTTGAAGAGCCTAAGGCGCGCTGAAAAACATCTCCTGCATTGGCCCTAATAGCCTTAATAGCCTCTCCAACCGTAGCAACATGCAGTTTCCACTTAGGGCCTAATGCTTGCCCAGCGCGACCTTCAATAGAAACGGATATCATACCTACATTATACACTTTTAAATAGAAAAATAAATGGTTTCTTCATTTTTAGGATCGTATATAGCAAACCTATCTTCTAATGGAGAAAAAATCAAAAAAGAAATCAAAGCATTATTCGCCAACTCAATGTCCGCTGAACTTGGCTTACATGAAGTCCCGGGGTGAGAATGAAAGCAAAAATCTATTTTTTTATCCTGCGACACCTCCAGATATTTAACCGGATCAATATAAAAAGTCTTCATAGGTAAAGGCGACGAGTTTTTAACAAAAAATAAAGAGTTATGAGAAATTAAACCGCATATCTCTCTTTTATAAAAAGAAGAAATACGTTTAATATAATCCAAAAAATCTAACTTAATTGGTATATCTGTATGCTTCAATAGACGGAAACCCTCCAAAAGGAATGCCCCCTTTCCAATCCCCGAACCTCATTTTGCATGCGTGGAGAGCTTTGCTACATTGATCTTCTACCCAGTATTCTTTCTTAAAGCGAGGGTCTTGGGTTGAAGAATGGTCTTGAATACACACAAAAAGACTCACCGTTTGATCTGGCTGAATTGGCCCTACCTGTGTAGACTCTTTGGGGTCTATCGCAACAACATCTCCCTTAACATAACCTACAATTCCTGTAGCATCAGCAGGTACACTTGTTCCTGATGTTAAATTTAAATCTCCCGTAATACTCGTGCGCGTTGTTCCCTCGCTTCCAGCGGTAACATCAGACCCCCAAACACTGGTGGTTCCTGATAATTTTTGAGCTGTAGTTGGAGCATCAGCGTCCAACGTAAAGGTTCTACTTCCGCTGAATGTAATAATTTCTCCGCTCTCAAGAGCACCATTGACGGGAAGAACATCAAGGGAGGTGGCCCCATTTGAGGCGGCCGCGGACAAGGTAACCGTCACCGTTCTTTTTGCTTGGGTAGTTAATACCAATGTACCGATTTGGTCCCCTCCGCTATTGGATAATGTAAGTGTCCTGTTGGGATCAATTATCCCAGAAATAGAAGCTACAGAAAGAGTCACTGGCTGGGTAAAGCCCGCACTAAGCACGGTATCCAACGCTACAGAAATATAGGTAGGATTATAATGATAGGCCCACCTTAACCCACTCAGCCCCCAATCATTTCTGGGGTCATCAAACCTTTTGTCTTTACTGTCCGCAATAGGAATGCCCCCTATAGCCCTGTCTAATTCGCTAGTGTTACTGGCCTTGACAAAAAAATCAACTGACTCTATATTTTCATTATTTAAATCTCTTAAGGCGGTGGTGGGGCCTGTGTATGAGGGGCGCGAACCGTATTTGCATCCAATACCCCGATAGTTCCATGGGCAGTAATTCGCAATCATAATACGTGCTGGCAATTTGTAGGATTCGACCTCTAAAGGGGAAATTAATTCAAATTCAACAAAATATTTGTTTTCAGATACCTTTCTGTTAAACACATATACATCATCATCAAACTTGGATTCAGGATCTGGATTGGCAAAAGGATTGGTATTATCAGGAAAATTAACAGCGTCTATAAATTTTAAAAAAATTCTTATTCTTTTAAAAATATTTCCCACCATATCTTTTTCTCTTTTGATAAGGTCAGAAATTAAGCCGTCGGGATTGGCTACTACCAAACGAGGGCGAGGCAATGAACCGTCCCCTTTGGATTCAAAACCATCAGCCTCGATAGGCAAGCAATAATAAGTTATACCATTTAATACTATATCTTTATCGACCAACTTTCCCGCATGAAAACGCTTAATGCCCAAGTTGGACCCCGTATCAATCTCATATAATTCTATAAGGGTATCCGGAAGTAAATCTGTTATGCTCTTGTTGTGTGCTTCTGTAGACATTTTTATGAGTTAAAGAGTACGCGCCCCGCCAAACCATTGCTGTCACTCTTAAGATTTGTAAAATCAATAGAGGTTTCACTCGTAGTTGTTGCGCTTTTGGTTCGTAGATATTTATTCATTAAATTTCCATACACCACCCGGCGCTGTTGCCCCGTCAACCCTTTATTGTAAAGCAGAACAGCGGCTATTCCACCCCTAAAGCCTTTAGTGGCAGACGTGGCCCCGATCAAGACATCTCCAGATGCATTAAAATTAAACTTAGAGGCTTTAAAAACACCGTAACCTACGGTAATCCCATTGTTTTTAGCTGTTACTCGCATATTTCCCTTATAAGCCTCCCCTTTAAGATGGTAAATCCACGAACGACCCGGGGCTATAACCGGATCTCGCACAATTGTTCTTGTCCAATCAGCAAAAGATAAAGAGTGTTTGGGGCCAAGTCCGGTATTATCATGCACCTGACCATCCTCGCGCCCATAAAAAGCATTGGACAGAGATGTGGTCTTGGGTGAAAAGGCGCACCATCCTGTTTGATGATAGTTATCTATACCCGGTGTATTTTCAGAATAATCGGTTTCAATAGAACATGTGAAATTAGAAGTTCCATCCAACCAACGATTAGGGTAAACAACATAAAAAATCTCAAACCCTGACGCCAAAGAAGACAAACGATAAAATCCCCGGTCATCATCCTTTAGCTTAGCCTTATAAAGTTTTCCTGTCAAACTAGTAAGGGGGGTGCCCGTATAATCCGCCGCTGCCGTCAACTGGAAAGAGGCTCCCCTTGGAAATCTGAAAGTTGTGCCATTAGCAATAGAAAAAGATATAGCATCTATCGTAATAGCCTGTGCTGTGGCGCTTGGCAAATATTCCAGACCGTTATTATTGATACGCACATCCCCCGCATAACTGGAATTGGCTGTGGCGTTATAAAGATTCATATAATCAACATGAGACGTGGATGGGGCAGAAAAATAAATGTATTTTTGATTGTTGAAATAGGTGTGCTTGACGGTCGCATCCGTACTCCCCGGAATGGAGGTATCGGTCTTATTAGCGTTTTGGAATGTTGGTTGGTTATTGGCAGTGTCCTGAGTTAAATAAACATTAGAATCATTTTTAGAATACCACCTCACTACACTGTCATCGCTAGCTGTAACAACAACGCCCCCTACCTCATTGTCGACGACCGCGGCACCAGTTAGCCCAGTGGTAGATACTATAGAGGTTGCGTTTACGGCCGCTGTGCTGGTTAGGGCAAAAGTTGCCCCGTTGGCGAAAGTTAAGGTGGTGCCGCTAGTTATTTCTACAGGTAATTTGTCCACAGTCATCGTATTGGTGCCCGCTGCGTAACCAGCCGCATTATTAATGACCGCCACCTTGTCGGACTGAAAAACATTATGACTAGCATCAAAATGGGCCACAAGTCCGGGGATATCGTTGGGAGTGCTTGCGGACGGCGTTAATACCAAAAGTTTTGCGCGATAATTAGCTTGAGTATAATTGGTATTCAGACCTCCCCCTGAAGCCGCAACTACAGAAATGGCTTGGCCCGCCGACCCTCCGGTTTTTCCGTCTCCTCCCGAAGGGGGCAAATGAAAAGGATAGCCAGTGGTTTCCTTGTTAAAAATTTCTCCATCTTGACCATCGAGACCGTAATCGCCCCCATCCCCTCCCCACGAGTTGTTCTTTCCTCCTGCACGCATAGAGCCACCTGCGACCACCCCTTGGAAGGATCCTTTACCAAAAAAATTATATCCTCCCATCGTAGAGGGAGGCACGGTAGATCCATCCTTGTTGTACTGAGTACCTCCTTGCGAGTTCATAAAACCAGCGCCTCCTCCTCCGGCTCCAGCCTTATGCTGTCCCTGAAAATTGCTAGCTCTAAATATAACTTGGCCACCCGCTCCCGTCTCCACGCCCCATTTGGTCTTCATAGTTGCCGTTGGTTTAACCAAAATACTACCATCAGTATTGGAAATTTGGATTGTATTATTTATTGTCCAAACTTTTGTATAGTCATTCCCTCGCCCCTCCCCCAATGTTGAGTTTGTTGCTCCGGGATCCGGCTTACTCCCACCTTGGTGTTGTCCCGGCGATAAATAACCAAACAATTTTTCAGCCAAAAACCTATCTCCTCCTCCTCCGCCTCCTCCACCGGCATAAATCAACGAGTTATAGTCTTTACGTATAGAAAACTGTGCAATATCTGGATGGGAAACATAAAGAGCGTCTCCACCGTCTCCTCCCGCTGTCGAATCCTGTTTGTTGCCTATTGTTAGGTGTAAAGTAAAAAGAGATTGAGAGCCCCCTTCTGGGGTGGTTCCCGCAGTAGGCAGCTCGCTTTTTACTATTGTATAGCCACCGTCTCCGCCGTCTCCCCCTTGTCCAACTATAGCCGACCGATTTTGCATCACCAACACTGAAGGGGTTTCCCTGATTGGTTTGGAGGCATGAGTCGGGCTTATTCCAGTTAACAATTGATCGCCTGTTTCTACAGCCGGACCTCCTGTTTTGTTTGAGCCAATAACGTATCCGGGCCTTAATATAAATTTAACTCCTGTAAAATTATCCGCATAAGCCCCCGTGTTGGCCACATCCAATGCGGTTAAACCACCCCCTACCTCCATATCCGTAACCTTCCCCTCAATGACCTGTTGTTTAACCATTCCTGCGTCCACCAATCCCTGCAAAAAAGCGCCACTTAAATTGACATTATGGGCTTGATGCTTCAAAAAAACATTAAAAGAACCCTTTTCGCGAGTAGATATCTTAGTGCGTGATTTATCGAAAATATAGTCGGGAGAAAGACGCCCTAATCCTGTGGCCACCGCAAAAGAAGTGGGGACGTTGAAGGTCCCTACCCCGCTCCCATAAACATACATCGACCCACTTATAACATCTGCTTCCGGACTCAATTGAGAATTAGGCTGCACGTACTCCGACCTCATTCTATAGTAATAATCCTCCCCATGATTTAGAGGGGACCCTTCTTCGCCACTATGCATGAAAAAGCTGCTTTGTTGCACCCCTGTATTTAACGGGTCAGGTACGTTTTGACTAGCGACTGGTATCTGAGCTTCCCCAATCAGGCTTGGGGGAACTTGTATGCCTGTATACAAATTAGTGGATACGCCGCCTCCAATGGCATAGTCATAACCAAAAGACTCCACCAGCTTTTTATTTATTTCGAACCCTGTCGCTGTTATGCCCGGAATATTTTGCGGGCTCGAGGCATCATGAGCCCTTATTCCTGACCAATTGCCCCAGTCTTTGTCTTGAGTGTATTCGATATTATAACGGTTTAAATAATAGCCTGTTACTGGGTGTGTCCAGTGCAACACATTTATAGGTATCCCAGATGCACTAGCGTATCCTGTTTGAATCAAAAATTTATGGGGATGCATTGGATTTTGGCCGTCCATTCCCTTATAGGGGTTGCTATCCCACCCTGTTACATAACCCGTTATTCCAAAACTAATGGTTCCACTGGGATCAAAAATCCCATTTTGCCGCGATCGACTTCTTAGGTTTAAAACCCCTGTAAAGACCCCACTCCCATCCGGCCCAATATTAAACCCGGGTGTCGTGAGGTTGTCTTGCAGTCCTTTGAAATAAAATGGAACAAAGGTGCTATTACCGGGACTCGTAACCAGCGGGCTATCCGCATCGCCCGAAGGAAACTCAAATGTCGAATAGGGGCTAGTAATGTCCAAAAAGGTTTCAATGGGGGTGTTTCCACTATTGGTTAAATAAAAACCCGTTCTTAGGGAAAATCCTGTTGCTACATAGGTTCGGATACCCGTCGCCCCCACAAAATCAAGACCCTCCCGACGCTGTTCTGTAGAAACAGAACCTGCGGGCTTACCCCCTAAGTTTCCACCCACATTTCCCCCCCATTCCGGTACTGGCCTATTTACCACTGTCACCAAAGTTCTAAAACTTTGTGATACATTAAGGTAATCAATAGGAAATTCTCGCATTTCTACAGTAATATCATTGTTATCTTTAAAATGAATATTATGACTCCAAGTCGAAGCGACGAAAACCTTATTGGTAAAGTTATATGGTGCTGGAGGGGTAAATTGAAACAATTGCGTGCCCCGATGATGCTCTAGAAAATGAAGCATTGCTTTTGTTTCTTTGTCGTTTCTGCCCTGAAATGTGACAGTAAACAACAAAAGATTTTTATTAATACCATCTGAAAAACGCTGCGTAAACTCGTTTCGTAAGTCTTGCTTAGTGAAGCGAGGGTTTTGGGGTATATTTAATCCCTGATTAATATCAAAATAAAACTTATCTTTACTCCATAAAGTATATTGCCCAGAAGGACTGTTAAAGACGGAGCCTAAAATTCCTGTGTCTGCGCTATAATCAACATGTTTTTCTCCTGTGAAATAATACCAACCACTTTGGCCGTCTAAAACAAGAGGCGTCTCTGGAAGTGTCCTTAAATAAGCTATATCATGTTGATAGTAAGTTATATCATTTATATAGTCTCCTTTTGTGTTTGTGAAGGGGATATATAATTGTTTCCAGTCAGTTAACGATGCCGTTTCATTGTAAAAGGTAGTCGTGACCTTGTTTACATCGGGAGATTCATAAACATGATCAAAACTCTCTACAAAAAATTCCCCGCTCATGTTATAAGGAGGGAACGGTGTCCAGTTGATGCCTGTATAGCCCCCCGTGGGACGATTTCCCTTATTGAAAGAATCCTCCAATAAATGCAACGCAGCTTTAGTTTCCTTGTCTGTCCGCTTTTCTAGAGAAACATTAAAAGTGGCGCGCACCGCATTTTCGCTTTTGTTTAACAAATTATAATAACCATCACCATACTCTGTGGAATAATTTAAACCCTTATAATCCACAGTAGCTCCATAGGAGACATCAAAGAAAAAACCAGTAGTCCAGTTAGAAGTAGCACCCGCAGGAATATTTGCCGCCGTCGCAACTTGGCTGGAGTTGCCACTATAATAATAATGCCCCGACTGCGCTTGAGTACATGGGTAACTAACATTGGACTCATCATAGCCACTATAATAAACAATATCATACTTATCGTAAGTATTGCCCAACTCAAACGCAGGTACTCCTTTAATGTTTGTTGCGCCTGAATTAATTATCATACTACTTTTTTACCTGTTAGATAATCCTGAGAAATCGACACCTCTCCCGCCATATATGTTCCGTCAGATGCTGTGATATTTTGTGAAAAAATCTGACCCGTGCACCCAAAACGCCCCAAGGCAGCATCGCTTGCGTTTCCATACACATCATAAACGTAAACATCTACAACAGCGGCGTTACCTGTGGTATTAAGAACGCTACCGAAATCTTCTCCCCTGACTGTCATATCAATTCTCACGTTTTCTTTTGTGACACGAGATGGTAAACCGCTTCCTATAACCACCATAGGATTTCTATCACAAGACACAGAATAACTAAAACCTAATTTACTATTCATTCCAATATCGTTTCCGGCCACATAGGTTTTGGCGCCATGCCCCAATTTCTTCTGGTTGCGCAAGCTAACGTCGCTCCTTCCCGACTCCTTAACCGAAAGCTCCCCATAAATATCCAAGGTGGAGCGCATTAAGATAGGCTCAAAAGGAGATACCGAAAATTCCAACCCTTTGATATAGCCACTTGTAAATTCAATTCCTCCTAGGTTTCCTCTTAACGGTTCCCCCGTTCTCTCTATATTGGTTAACGGATTTAAAAACTCATGTAGTCGCCCCGTCAAATAATGACTAAAAGAAAGTGTTCCACGCAACGGAGCGCTAGCCACATATCGCATCACGCTGCCTGTTATATTTTCGACAGGTGCCAAGGAGGCCTCTACACCCAACTCTGCGTTTTCGGCCAAAATGCTTTGGCTTTCGATCTCAAGTAATGCTTTTTCATATTTTATGAACTTAGCCATTCGTTATTATGCTTTTAGTTTGGCCCCATAAATTGTAAAGCTTAAATAGTCGTTGCTTGTAGCTGTTAGGTCCAAAGTAGGATGAACATTAATAGTACACGTCGCAGCCAGCTTGTCAGCGTTTAGAGCCACTCCCACCAAAGCAATCTGCGACGCATTTTTTACCCCTGTGGCAACAACAGTGTAGGTTGTATTGCTTGGTTGCTTGCTAAAAGTAACCACAATCTCCCCGCTGCTATTGCACGTTACGCCACTAACATTATAAGACCCAGTTAGCACAGGGTTTACGCTACCGTTGGTAAGAATCTGACCAAAAGCAACAGGTGTATTTTGAGAACTTATACCCCCTGCTTGTGAAATATATACCGTGGTATTCTCTAAGGTGCCAGAATTAAACGAAGCATCGTTGGGGCCACTCAAGGTAGTACCCCCCAAATATTCAAATCCAAAATAATTAGAAGTGTCCCAAAACTGACCGCACATCCATCGCCTATTATTTGTTGCGGCATTACCAAAGACGACTGCAGTTTGCGCCGTTCCGCTTGCGGAATTGACTATATAAATATAAGCTTTTGAAGCGTGTGCACTTCCAAATTCAGCCGCAGTAGCCACCGAACTACTAATGGTCAACGGATAGCTCCACGTACCAAGCGTTCCGCCAATGCTGACGCGTCCCGTAGATTTCTGTATAACTAAATGTGTGGCAGCAGCTGGGGTGGTGCTGCCTCCCAAAGCCAAATAAGCAGCGGCGTTTATGATATATGCGGGATTTCCACCATTGTTTGTTAGCTTGATTTGAGTGTCAACCGTGGTATTGTTAAGCAGCAATAACTCGGGACTTGTACCAGCTCCTTCTATATGTATTTTTGCCGTAGGGCTTGTGGTTCCCACTCCTAAATTTCCATCTGCATCTATTACCACATCAGCAGCCCCAGAATCCGGCCAGAAAGTAATTCCAGCTGTAGAAAGAATCTCAAGCTGACTTCTTCGCGCTACCGTTCCATACGCCGACCCCATAAACTGAATATAGGCTTTAGCGGTCCCCGCTTGAGCAAACTTTACACCACAACCTGCTGACGAAGTAGGAAAGTTCAACTGTAACGCTCTATCCGTACCCGAGTTGTCAAGTTTAATCTCTACCAAATCCCCCGGCGTCACCGTCCCAATTCCCACGTTTCCATTATGCAGGATTCTCATGGCTTCCGCTGAACCCGCTCCCGACGGATCGGTAATAAAAGCTAAATCCATTTGAGCATTAGTGGCATGACTTTTAATTCCCACGATTCCAGCCCCACTACCTGAATCAAAAGCATTATCAACTTGAAAATTAATACCCACCGCTGCATTTGCCGTATCCGTAGGATTCAACAAAAGCATATTAGTCCACGTAGACGGCGTGCCTGCGACAAAAGTGGCCGTTCTTGCGCCGGAATTTAACTCAAGAAATGTGTTGGGACTCCCTGCGCCAGTGCCAATACCGACGTTTCCTCCGTCTTTGATAAAGACGCCATAATTGCCCGTGCTGTCGTCATCGGTCAACTTTAAGCCGTTGCCGTCTGCGGCCCAAATTTGAGGTACTTTGCTTAAATTTGTTACGGTCGTGCTTTTAATCTGATTGCTCGCACCTGCATCCGCTATAAAAATCATGCTGGCGACATTGATTGGCGCTGAGATTGGCGTATAACTTGTTATTTGTCCCATTTTATAATTTCCTGTTTAAAAAGTCTTTAAATTCTAAATCCACACTTAGTGTTCCATCTATTGATGTGCTAATTGATTCTGACACCAATTGCCCTGTTACACTATGAAATTTGTACATTGTTTGATATCCGTTATCTTTAAGTTGATTGCTGGAGTCATCCAATAAGGCTAATGTGCCTCCCACAACAGCGTCTCCGTTTAGAGGCTGAATACCCTGATAGGCTTGGTTGATCGTTAATTCAATTGTCTCATAATGGCCACTACGTATAGTATCCATAATATTGGCAGTTTCAAAATCGTCCACTTCTACCGTCATGCTTGTCGTGACTTCGATAGGATAATGAGTAATAACCTCAGTGGGAACAAACCCTGCCCCCCCTGTTAAGTCAGATGCTGTTTTTTGGCTTAATGTATAAATTGGTTCACGCTCTATTGAATAAGCTTGACTTACCTGCGTTACGCGGTTGGTGCCCGATTGGTTGAATCCGCATTGAATAGAACCCTGATTGGCGAAAGCTAAAAACCCACGGCTTCCGTCTAGGGGGGTGTCACCGGAAAAATCAAGCTCTCCCCCACGCGCACCACTGCCAAAACGCCCAAACGTAACAAAAGAGCTGTTAACTGTGGGCACCCCTCCCACACCACAACTAACTGAATAATCAGTTAAATAGCCAGAATCAAAACCAAAAACTTTTGCACCGCCTCCGTCCAAATAAGTGTCATATATTAAAGTACCAGAAACAGCCTCTTCTCCAGTATATGATAAAATAGGATCACTATTAAAAATAATATCACGACTCAAAGAAAGCTGCCCCTGCAAGGGGGCATCATAAACATTACGCACAAAGCCAGCGCCCAGAGCATTAACTGTCTGCTGAGACACATTATAATTAGCGTCCCAGTCGCGAATACCCGAAATCCCATATTCATTAATAAAGAATTTTGATTCGTAACTTGGAACTGCGTTTTTTGGCATTACGGTCTCCTAGCTCCCGGACGCAAGGAGCCGCTTACTCTTTGTTCTTCTGCTATGACTTTAAGCACTTGGCTTTTAATTTTCTCTGCCAATGCTTTTGCATCACTATCAGTAACCCTCGATGGGCCGCCTGTATTGCCGACTTCTGTTTGGCTGGCCCCAGTTCCCCTAGCATTATCGGCGCCTCCCAGTGAAACATTGATGTTTATATTATTAGTGTTGGAGGGATTCCCAAGGGCAGGGGCGCCAGATGGCACAGAAACGGTACCTCCACCCTGATACGAACCGTAACGCCGTGCCACGCTCCCAGAGCGTCCTACAAAACCACCTGATTGTCGCTTAATCGCTCCCCCTCGCGCCATATTGGGAATTCCTGAATCACCAATATCAACCCCAGCTTCCAAAAATTCAATGGCTTGCCCTCGAGTACCCCCCATCTTTTTAAAATTCCTCATTCCAGTACGAGACACCGTCGCTCCTGTAAGCTTCGTAGCTGACCGCTGCTTTGCCCATGACCCTATTTTTCCAGCACCCCAACTCATCGCCCCAGAGAGTAAAGCGCTAGCAAACATACTCGTCAACATACCTTTTCGTTCTTCGCTTTTCCGGTGCTTAGCCGCTTTCTTTTCCATTGCCTCCGCATGTTTGTCAGCCAGCTCACCTGTTTCAGCATTACCTCGCTGCAAGAATAGACCGCTCATTTGGCTCCAGTCCCGAGGCAATTTTTTGCCTAAGGTCATTAAGTTGCCTCCTTTTTGGCCAAATCTCGGAATTGCCGAATTAAGCCCTAGCAAAGTATCCGCCCCTACAGCACTAACCGCTTCTCGATTCATAACAATTTCCCCGGGCTCAGCAAGCAACGGCACTTTGTCACCGCTCCCACGCCCCGGAACAAATCGTCCTGCTTGTGCTCGAATGAAACCTCCCTGCTGCTTCGGAGGGGCCATCTTAGCTCCCCACGAAGGAACCAACGCCGCCCCAGCATTCATCATGTTGCTCACAGCGCTGTCAAGAAAAGCGCGACGCATAGTGCGCAAAAACTCAATCGCGACACCTTCCAAAGCATCTCCCAAGTCTGTGGTCTTGTCCATAGTGGCCTCCAAAGCCCCTACCATGTTGTTTTTAAATTGCATCGGAAGCTCGTTTCCGAGCCTGTTAAAAATTGTTTGCTCTTCTTTATAAATTTGCGCAAAACCATCTTCCAAACCTTTTGTGAACTTAGTTAATCTGTCCGTATCCAAGCGTGCCCAGTTTTGGTTCATCTCCATTAGTTTTTTGTTTATCGCATCCGTTTGATTGGCTAAAATAAAAGAGTTTTGAACGCTTTTTGCCTCAAGCTCTAATTTTCTCATCAAAATCTTATCGCCCTCTTTGTATGCCGTAACTATCTCTTTATTAATCTGATTTATATGCTCGACTTGCTCTACGCTTAATGGCTCCCCCTCTAGGCCTCCGCCTTTAAAGCGACCCATCATACCTTCAAAAAACTCGGCCTTAGATTTTGCTGTGGACTTCT